CCCCGTAGATTGGCTCAATTGGTACGCTATTTTTATCCGCTTCGCTCATTCCGCACCCCCATCGCTCTTAGTGGGGGAGGCGGGGAGAGACGCGGCAAAGGCATCCCGCGAACCCCAATCGCCGGCCGGAAAAAATACTTTGACCCATGGAAAGTGAATTGGCCTTTCTGGATTGGATTTGTGATCCCAGCCGCGCTCCACTTTGACGATGTTGCTTTTCTCCGACGCCGGGGGCGCTGCTGTGGGGGAGACGGCGATATCGGCGCGCAGTATTTCGATTTGCCGCTGAACAATGCCGATCAACTCCTTGGGTTTCACCAAACACATATCCGGCATGCCTTCGGGTGAGTCGCGATCAGGAATTTCGCAAACGGCTTGAGTGATGCCTGCGGGCAACCATTTCAGCCACTTTTCGAGCGGCACCATGACGAACTCCGCGCCCGGCTTCTCGGTGGGGTGGGTGCGATCCGCGAGCTTTAGCGTCATACCCGCCAGTTCTTCCAGCATGTCGATGGCAAGCGCCAAGTCCTCTCGATGCGGCCAAGGCGCGTCATTCAGAACGCCGAATACACCTTGAAAGCGCTCGTGTCGCAGCCAATCAAGCGCAGTCTTGGCGGCTCGTTTGGCGAATTCAGGGTGCAACTGCCCTTCTTCTACCGCCTCCCCCTCTGCCGCCTGTGGCTTGAGGGAGGCGAGGAGATCGGCCTTGTCGATGCCGAAAGCGCTATTGCAGTTTGCGCCGAATGCCCGGTCCCACCAAGCGGAAAGTTGCTCATGCGTGAAACTCATTATTTCGGCTCCTTTGACTCACCGCGCGCAGCATCAATTGCAGCGCGGCATTGGTCTAACATCGTGGGTTGCTCGCTCAGCGGAATGGGTGACGCGATGTACCAATTTATGCGAGCTTTTCTCCTGTCATTGACCATGACACAGCCCCCGCAATTGTCGGCAATAAATGCAAGGCGAGCGGTGTCGGCAGAGGCGCTATCGGTCTTGATGGAGGCGAGGGCTGCGCGTAAGCGTTGCGCCGCATCCCGCTGAACTGCATCGGATTCATAAAGCCCGATACTGTTGTCGTAGGCTGCGCCCTGTTCAAGGATGCTTGCCGCGTGTTCGGCAGCTTCGCGCAGGCCCTGTTCAATCTGCTCTCTCGATAAAAGGCTCATTGCGGTTCCTTAAGAGCGGCGTCGATGGCGGCAACACGGCCAGCGGCAGTTGATAAGTCGGCATCCAAGGCAACGGGAATTGCAACGTATGCCTCATGCTCATGTCGAATCCAGCGCGCGTTTTTGATGCCGAATTGCAGCCTCCGCGCATCCCTCTCGCTCGCCTCCAGCCGATCAAGCAGGGCCAGGATTTCGGGCGGTTCGGTTGCTTCGGCGTATGCAAGATTTACCTTGCTCATTTCTTCCAAGGAAATCTGACCGGACTGGTATTTTTTCTTCGAAGTCAACCAATCTTCCGCCAGCCGCCGAAGTTCTTTAAGGTTGGTCATTTTCTATTCCTTTGTGGTTTGCGCTTGTTGTTGGCTTGCTCTTTCCAAGTCGCCCAACGGCAGTTTCTTGGGGAGTAATTGCCGTTATTGTTTCGTCTGTCTAAAGTCAAATCCGCGCGATATCCATTAGCAAGTGCCCATTTCTCAAAACTCTTAAAGCTATCTCGCCATGATGCGCAGACTGATATACCTCTAGCCCCATAGTTCCGAAACCCGTGCTGAGCGCTGTTCAAGCAGCGTTGTTTCATTCCTTGCCAAATGTAGTAAAGCCGCGTTACTTTCCCGCCTTTAGCTGCGCCGTGTGTCACATTCCACTCACCGGAGCGCATCTGACAACCACAGCCTTTGGTTCTTCCGCTGACAATCGCGCTGTAAATAATTTCTGATTCTTTCCCGCAGTCACATACGCATAAAAACATGCGCCTTTGATCTTTATTGCAGCCGACAAATGCCAGAACGCGAAGCCTCCCAAAGCGTTTGCCGGTTATGTCTTTTATGGGAGGAGCCATTATTTCTTGAGCGCAATTAGCGCGGAAAGGACGGCGACGCGGAAGGCGCGCATGGGATCGTTGTTGTGCGCATCAAATCTTTGAACATTCCATGCACCCATTACCATGCTGGGGCCGTGGTTTGCTTCCGCCCAATCTTTGCTGCCGATCACGCGCCAACCCGCAGGCCACAGCACCCGCACCATGATTTCCGTACAGGCTTCGGTGGATTCGTGGAGCCAGCAAGAGCGCGTGCCGTACAAGATTTCCCCGTCGCTAATAACGCAACTTTTCTTCCAAGCGAAATCTTCCGGCAGCACCTTCGCCGCCTCCCTTGAAAGGGATTCGAGGGAGGTCATGGAAGTTTCCCCAGCTTGTCAATGGCCGCGTTGTGACTCAAAGCTTTCTCAAAGAATCCGTTAATCACCAGTTGAGATAGCTTGTCTTGTAAAAGCGCAAGCGCCACTTCTTCTCGTGTGCCACCATAGACACCAGTGAATACAGCGCCGTTCAGCAGCGCGCTTTGCGTTTTCGTTAGCGTGATAGTCACTTTCATCCCGCCTCTCCTTTAAACACTTCGGGGAAGGCGGCGTGGAAATCGGCAACCAATTGCAGGCAAGCGCGTTTCGCGTGGTAGTAGCCGCTTTCCTTTTCAACTCGTTTCTCGCAAATCTCCACGCACTTGCGAACGGCGCTCGATTGGCCGGCTTGGTAGAAATCCCAGGCCAATTGCACTTTGCCGTCTTGATATTGACCAGGCCACGCAAATTCTGGCGTATTAGGCCATCGCTCCAAAGAGAGTTCGTATGGCCAATCGCCCATGATCTTTTCGAAGTCCTCCCGGCTACTCATTGCGGCACCTTGGGGCGACGGTATGCGACGATATTCATGCCGCTATTTGGCGTGCATTCGTGCCGCCAATGTGCTTGACAGCATTCCGTGGCATGGTCGCGGATCACCATGGGCGGACTTCTTTCCTGATCGCCGTCCAGTTTGACCTCCACGGCATCCCAGTCCTTGACCGGACAACTACCGCCTTTATGCTCAATCCACGGATTCTCCTCCCCCGCGAACTGCGCTAGTTCGGTGGGGGTGGGGAGACGGTATTTTTCGTAAGAAACCGGTCTCTTATCTTTTACGTCAAAACCACGCAGCCATCCATCTTCGTCAATCCGCGCAAAAATTGTCGTGTATTCTTTGCCGCTAACGTTGCCAAATCCAATCACCAAATCCCCCGGCTTCAACTCGGGTGCCGCTGCGGGCTGTTCTACCTCCGTATGCAGGGTATTGGCCTGCAACTGATCGGCGGCTCCAGACACCGCAGCAGCATCCGTGGGCGCGTTGAATCCGTCGCGCCAAAACTTTTCCTTCTCGCTCTCGTACTCCTTGCGTTGATACGGCTTGTCAGAGCCGACGCGGCCCAAACCCATTTCTCCGGACATGTCGATGAGGGTGGTTTCTATGCTGCGCATGACGTCTCCGAGGGTTCTTGCTTGGAAGGAAGAATTACAGGTTCTCTACCGTTTTGCTGATACGACAGAAGCCGCATTGCCATCTTGCCGGGAAACCATGCTGTTACATCGCGACCGCTTTTATCCCAAGTGCGCGACATGGTTTGCACTCTCTTAGCCGTGATCCGAGCGGCTCGGGTGACTATCTTTGATTTTTCGCCTTTCCGATTAAAGCATGTCCATACCTGATAGGTAGCTACTCCATTGTATTTGATCATTTCCCAGCCTCCATAGCCTTTTTGATCTGCCCAATACGGGCGTTACTGACCCCCATCTTGCGCGCCACATCAGCCTGACGCATACCTGATTTCAAGAGTTCAATGATCCGAGTACGCTTGCGCTCGAATTGCCTAAGATACTGTTCACGAGGAATCGCCATGTCAGAATTAGAGCACAGAAAAAATATTTGTGCAACATCTTATTTAACCCCTTGACTTTTGGATCGGGCAGGCGCAATATCCTTCTACCCCAACGCAGCAACGATTAGGAGAAGGAAAATGGCAGCGCGATATAAGAACCGTGATTTTCAGCGCACGTACGAAACTATGCTTACTCTTGCGCAAGACAAGGAGAGCGAGCTTTATCACAACGGACAGCAGCGTCGTGGTGCTGGACATCGTTGCGCGTTTTGGGATGGCTATAACGGCATGAAGCGTAGCGCAAATGTGACGCCTCAATCCCAAAGCGCCGTTTGTTTTCAAGCCGGCAAGGAGTTTGCCAAGAAAAATCCTGGCGTACCTCTTGGCGCTCCGGTTACGCCTTTTTCCGCAATATCTAACTAACCCACCCCGCGAGGCATCATGAGCGAGCATACTAAAACTCCTTGGCATCTGGATAAATACGGCCACTTATTTGATTCCGAACTTCAAGAGGTAATGACGCGCGGCATGACCACGCTTGCCTCGGGTAGTCCGGCATCCATAGCCGAGGCGAAAGCAAATACGGAATTCATCGTCCGCGCCTGCAACTCCCACTATGATCTGCTGGCGCTGTACGAGCGGTGCCGCGATTGCTATGGCGATCTGCCGCACAGCATTCAATTGCTGGTGGATGCGGCGCATTCCATCCTCATCAAGCCGGAGGCGAGCCATGGCTGATACCAAGCATATGAGCGATACACCGCGCACTGACGCGCTATACGAAAAGATGGCAGGCAAGGGCGCATTTGAGGAGCATATTGCGCTTGGCAATTTTTGCTGCCAATTGGAGCGCGAGAATGCTGACCTGCTGGCGGCGCTGAAAGTCCTTCTGTACGAATATTCGCTGCAAATGGAGGACGAAAACTTGAAGGGCGATCCTGACTTGGACTTCGATCAGTTCGCCGAAGTCATCCAAGCCCGCGCCGCCATCGCCAAAGCGGAGGCGAGCCATGGCTGATACCAAGCACACACCGGGGCCGTGGCAGTGGTTTGAACGCGAGCGCGGTCCGTATCTCGCTACGCCTGACCGTGGGCACCTTTATGTGATGGGTCTTGCGCGAAAGGGCATGCAGGGCGCGACGGTGCGCTTTGCCACATGGCATGGCATCGAATCTGGTGCCGAGCGTGAGCGCCTCGGTGGGATCATGGAGGACGGCATCAGGCTGCGCAACGGCGAACTGCATCCGGATGCGCGTTTGCTTGAAGCCGCGCCCGATCTACTGGCGGCGCTGAAAGCCGTGAAACGTCGCCTTGATGGCAATGGCATGTCCGGTCGTCAATTGCCGGAATACAACTTGATCAGCGCTGCCATCGCCAAAGCAGAAGGGGGCGCATCATGAACTGCCTCCCCAAGCCCATCAGCCACGGTGCAATTCCCGAGCATCTGACGCCGCAAGCCCCTGGACCCGTGCGCCCGAACTTCCAAAAGGTCGCCATCGACATCGCCGCCGAGCGCTTGGCTGATGCCGTGATCGAGGCCGAGGAGAAGTGGGGCGAGCTACAAACCCGCTTCACCGATCTGCGCGCGCTCAAGCCCGCCACCGCCGCGCTCATCTTCGGCAGCGAAGAAAACTGGAAAGACGCGCTGTCCCGCGTCGGCGTTGCCACCGGCCGCGCGCTGTCTGCCCTTGAAGCTGCGCGGGCGCGCGCCGGGCAGGCGCTGAATATCGAGCAGGTCGGCAGGCCGATTGCCGCCGGGTCCCGCGTGCAATGGACCGGGGATTGAACATGAAACGCCACCTCCGAACCCTCCTGCAATTCGTGCACGATTGGGTGCCGCTGATCCTGTGTACGATTGCCGCATGCCTCTCCGGCTGTTCCGTCCCCGCCGACTACTGGAAACGCACCGGGGAACCGTATCAGGTCGTTTCTATCGAGCGCGTAGACGTGCTGCCCAAGTTCTGCGCGCAGCACAAAGCCGGATGCAGCTACCGAAACGACGACCTGAAAATAGCGCGCATCTATATCCTGAAAAAATTGCCACCATGGGAGGATGCATGCGTCGAGAAGCACGAACGGAAAGAGGCGGATGGATGGGCGCATGCAGTGGATGCGCGGAGTGATTGCGATTGGTAGGTTAACTTAGGAGAAATAAAATGAAACTGCTTGGCTTTGTGCTGGTGATCCTTGGCGTTTGTTTCGGCGTTTATATGGGCATCTGGTGGGCGTTGATTGGCGGTATCGTGCAATTCATCGATGCTGTGCGCGCGCCCGCTTTGGTGCCGCTGGATATCGCGCTGAGCATTGCGCGTGTCCTTTGTTGCGGCGTGATCGGCTCCCTTTGCGCATGGCTGGGCGTTATCCCCGGCTATGCAATGCTGACCACTCGCTAACGACCAACGGGCAGCCCCACATAGCGGGCTGACGACCGCTGACTCCAATCCCGGAGACTGCTGAAATGCGGGGCTGCCCACCTTATTAGGAAGAGCATGACGATTACCTATCACGATGACGTAATCCAAGGCTCCGAAGAATGGGCCGCGATGCGCTGCGGTCTACTCACGGCCAGCGAAATGCATCTAATCATCACGCCGACCTTGAAAATCGCCAGCAACGAAAAGGAGCGCACGCACCTATACGAATTGCTCGCCCAACGCGTAACGCAATATGTCGAGCCGCGCTACATCGGTGACGATATGTTGCGCGGCATGGACGAGGAAATCGAAGCGGTCGCCATGTACGAACTGCACTATGCGCCGGTTGATCGTGTCGGGTTCATCACAAACGACAAATGGGGATTCACCATTGGCTATTCCCCGGATGCGCTCGTAGGCGATGATGGTCTAGTCGAATGCAAGTCCAGGCGCGCAAAGTTTCAGGTGCAGACGATTTGCGATGGCGTATTGCCGCCGGAGTTCTTGCTGCAAGTGCAGACCGGGCTGCTTGTCAGCGAGCGCGCATGGCTGGACTTCATCAGCTATTGCGGCGGATTGCCGATGTACGTCATGCGCTGCTATCCGGAGTTGGAGGTGCAGGAGGCGATTGTCTTTGCGGCTACGGAGTTTGAAGGGCGGTTGGCGCGGAACATGGAGCAGTATTTATTTGCCAGCCGGGATTTGCATAAGACGGAACGCAAGATTATCGAGGACATGCACCTATGAAAGATTTGCCAAAGGGGTTTGATTGTAAGACTTGCGGTAAATTTCACAGGTTTGATCCCTATGTTTTCGCGCATAGTCGTGATTTACTGGTTCACACGTGCGATAACTGCGGCGCAAAACATGAAATAATCATGTTTCATGCCACGCAGAAGAAAAAAGGGAAATTGCCAAAGGTGAAAGCATGAGCAACATGGCAGAAGCCATCATCCCAAAATCGGACCAGATGAACACCGACGATTTGATCGCCGGTCCCATCACGATCAAAATTTCCGACGTGATTATCCGAGGCGGTCAGGAGCAGCCGGTATCCATTCACTACGAGGGCGACAACGGCAAGCCCTACAAGCCCTGCAAAAGCATGTCTCGCGTGCTGGTAGCTGCATGGGGCGCGGATGCCAAGGAATACGTAGGCCGCTCGCTCACCCTGTACCGCGATCCGTCCGTCAAGTGGGCGGGAATGGAAGTCGGCGGCATTCGCATTTCGCACATGACGAACCTCGAAGCGCCGATGACGATGGCGCTTACGGCTACGAAAGGCTCTCGCAAGCCCTATACCGTCAAGCCGATGGAAACCGGCCCTGCGCGAGATTGGGCGCTCGAAATCGCAAAGGCTGCGACTATGGATGAATTGGGCGCGGTCTGGAAAGCGTGTCCGGACAAGAAGCTGTATCTTGCTGCGAAGGACGCGCGCAAGGCTCATTTGGAAAAGGGGGGGGTGCCGGAATGAACTGCAAACCGGGTGACTTGGCAGTAATCATGCGCAGCCAATTTGAAGAAAACCTTTATCGCTTTGTATGGGTGCGAAGGGCTGTTCCAAAAAGCGAATGGACATCCCCTTCTTTGCTGGAGTGGGAGTGTGAAAGTGCAGGATCGCCGCTTAGCTTTGAATGGTCAGACGGGAGCGGTACTGGAACGACGATGAAATTGGACATTTGTGATCGCAACCTCAAGCCCATCCGCCCCGACGCCGCCCCCGAATCCGTGACCCGAGAGAAGGAGCTTTCAGAATGAGTGCTGATTGGGTTCAGCAAGTAGGTGAAGCGCATACGCCAAATGAAATGCGCGCCGAACTTGCGCGTTTGGCACGAGAAGATTCATTGGTGCGTGCGGCATTCAATCACGCCGAATACATCGGTCTTTCAGGAGAGGATAAATACCTTTTGTTGGCTTATAACGCGATGAAGCATAGAAATCAACTTATGCGCCAACTTTATGCATGGACAATGAAAAATCCAATGCCAAGTCTTTTTGTTGATTTGAGGGTGAATGATGAGAACTGACCACGCCCACGCCGATCGCCAGCAACTAATCGCCAACTCCTGGCCCCACAACTCGCTAGAAGCCAAGCGCAGGCGAGCTATTGAGTACCTAGGCGAAAAATGGGTGCTGCATCAGAAACACGCGGTCAAGAAAAATCCGACGCCGGGGATTTTGGTTAGGGTGCTGTCGTGAGCAAGCCATCCAAACGGGAGCGCCGGGAAGGGCGCGAAAGAAAACGCTATCCCACAAAATAAAAAAGCCCGGCACTGCGCCGGGCGAAGGAACTACAGGAGGAGACAAACTTAAGCGGATGCGGCGGCGGCTTGCTGCACATCGGCAACCGGCGGCGGGAAAGATTGATTCAGCGAGTTCATCAGCGCCACGGTGCCGTTGATGTAGTCTTTCAGATGGTTGGAATGATCCGGGTTCGCCTGGATCATCTGCCCGATTGCCGGAGCGGCAGCCACAAGCCCGGAAATCACAGCCGCCTGTTTCTGCGGTCCAGTTTTCCCGGCGATATTGGCGGTGGCGTTTTCGGCGACTTGGGCCAGTCCGAAAATCAGCGGCAAGTATTGCGAAAGCAGGGCAAGAAATTGCATGTCAGTTTCCTTTCAAAGTGCGATGAGTGGCAAAAGATGCTGCGATGGTCAACAACGAAAATAGCCAGTGCTGTTGATGTTGATCGAGTACGGAGTTTAGCTGCGGCAAGAGTTCAACGGCGGCCGGCGCAAATGCCGCCAGGGAAATCAGGATTCCTGCCGCCCATTTCCAGAGAAATTCAGCATTGGCGACGAACCGCTTAACCTCCGGCGAAACATCTACGTCAGGAGCCATGGAAACGGGCTTAGGCGGCTCTGCGGGGGCTTCGGTGGTATCAGGCATCATTCACTCCCAAGGCGGCTTTAGAAAGGCTCCAAAGGGCTTTCCGGTCCGCCAATCCGGTTAAGCCGCCGTTGATACCGCGCGTAATCGCTTCAAATAATCCCTGATCGGCAAGCGGATTCAGGCCATGCGCTGCCCAAAACCATGCCGCCGACATAGCCGCCCAATCCGGTTGCGCCAGATCATCGGGATTCGACAGGAAATCATGATCCAGCGCCATTGTGACAGCGGCATAATTTGCGCGGCCGGTAATCTGAATCAGCCCGCGCCCGCGATACCGATAACCGTCTCCTGGCACATTATTTCCAAGGTCGGCACGCCCCTCATACGTCAATTGCCGTGGCGTCGGCCCCCATAGCTCATGCAGGAACACAAACCGGCAAGTCTCATGCGCGATCTGCGCCAGAAACGCCGCCTGCCGCTTTGGCGTATCAATGTTGTATGTCGCCATTGCCGCAGTCAGGGGATCGGCAAAGATGCGTGCGTTTATGACATTGCAGCCGGTCGCGTCTTGCAGGAGGTCGGGGGTCATTTGTGCCCGGCGTACACAAAGAGAATGAACGCTCCTATCCCGCCTAAAACACTGACGGCAAGCCCCCCGAGCGTCCATTTGCCCAAGTCGGCAAATTTATCGTCCATCCATTCCTTGATGGCTTCTTTCATGGCGGCTTTGATTTCGGCCGGAGTAATGTCAGGCATGCCCAGCACCATAAACGAACGTCCTAACCATATCCGTAATCCCTAAAGACTATTGCGCCGCAATAGGGACTATGCCAACATCATCCCTGTCATCTTTGACAGGGGGCCTAAGTCCCGGTACTCGCACTACCGGGGGCGCGGTACTTGCAAAGCTGCGCGCCCTTCTTTTTCACGTTGCTGACTACTGATACCGCAAATAGGCAGTGGCTATGATAGTAACAATCGCAATTGCCAATATCAATACTTTGTCCATGATTTTTAGTTCATCTGCGTAAACTGCGACGGCGTGAATGCAGCGCCGTAGGATGTACTCTGCAACTGCACTGCGCTTGCCTGGATATCGTCTTTAATACAGAGCTTGACGTTCGCGGCCGTGATCCCGCTGGCATTGGCGGGCTGCGAAAACAAGCCACCTGCCGGCCGCGTTTGAATGGCATAAGCGTTGTAAGCAAAACACCATTGCTGTAACAAGGTATCGGTGTTGGAATCCGTGGTAAACGTATACGTTCCCGCATGCGCCGCCACGGAAAAAAACATCGCAATCAGGCTGACAAATTTAAGAATTCTTTTCATGGCCGCTGCTCCATTGACGTGATAATATGGTCATGTCGTGAGTTCTGGAGTTTGTTGCACAGCGCCCCAAGGTTGCCGCCTTGGGGCGTTTCGTTTCCGCTATAGCCGTAGGTACAGAATATCGCCATACGCTCGCACCTGCCCGGCGCTAAACGTCTGATTTGTGTTCAAGAACAAATTTGCCGTAGATGTGACTTTGACGTAAGTAGCAGGCACCGTTAGTGTTTGTGTTCCGCTGGTGGTAGTCAGGTTAAGAGCCTCGATGGTGATTGCGCCAGTACCTACCGTGATCCCCGTCGCTGTGCCGCCAGCCTGCGTCAGGAGCGCATTATTCGCCGTTCCGAGAGCGCATTGCAGGACAGTGACGCTAGCGGCTGCCAGGGCATATTGGCAGCTACTCATGACCAGATATAGGCCGGGAGAGAGCGAAACGGACGTGATATTGGAAACAACGGTAGTCGCAGTGACAACGCTACTGCCAGAAGCGACAGTGGTATCCGAGACAAAACCTACCGAAGTGGAGGCCGGGGCGATACCGTTGGTATTCGCCGTGATTGAGCCGGCAGAAACAACGCCCGCATTGAACGTGGAGCTAATAACCGAGACAGTGCCGGCAGACAGGCTCAGTTGCGCCGCCACGCCGCCGCCGCCAATCGTCAACGTACCCACGTTGCCTGAGCCGGTATTGATCGTGCCATCGGTTGCGCTCGTGCCTTGGATATACGTGCCACCAGACAGGAATTTTGCATTGGCTGGCAGTGACACGCCCGCAGACGCGCTTACCGTACCCGCGCCGTCCGTGGTGAACGAACTATTGCAAATGAACGCCCCCGCAGAGGCATAAACCACGCCGCCGTTATTTGAGCAGGTGGCAGCCGGTGGGGTGGAACCTCCGGAACCTCCGCCAGCAACCGCGCGCAAAGCCGCATTAGCCGGGTCAGGCAGCAAAAACGAACTAACGCATGCCGTGCAAGCAATCAGCGCCAGGACGCCAAGCAGCCGGCGAAATTCTTTCGTATTGATCATTGTCCGGCCCCCGCAGTGCAGCGAAACGTTGATCCGGTAGTCGAGGCAATTACAGACACGGCAAGCTGTGACGGCAACGTAAATACTTCAACCGTGTTCGGCAGCATTTCCATATTGTTTCCAATGCTGGCAGCCGTGGCTGCGGTAATCGTCGTGCCAAAACTAATTGTCACAGGCGGCCCCGCAGTGCCGGTCGTCGTGTCGCGCACTTCAAATCGATAGCTGTTGGTCGTGCCCTGCGTGATCGAATCGCACGTCAACGCCTGCGCCGATCCAGTTACCGCAATGCTCTTGGTGGACTGCCCGGCAAGCGGCTGGAAAGGCTGTGAGACAGCTTGCCCGTATGCATGGCCGCACAAAAACAGCAAAACAAGCAAAAGTTTTTTCATCATGTTTCCTTAATCAATTGTCCTTGCCACGGCGATCCAGCCATCCTTTTGTTACCACGTTTGTTGCATCATTTGCGCCGGATACACTTGTACGGTAACGAACCTGCGCGCTAGTGTTCGTTTTGATATACAGTTCCCCGCCAAAGTGCGCGCTGCCGCCCGCGCTGGTCAGGTTGAACGTGAAGGCTGTCACGCTAGGCGTTGTGTCCGTCTGATCTAGCGATGTCCATAGCACAAATCGATTGCTGGTCGTGTCTGATTCGTCATCGGCAATCCATGCCTGCACTACAACCCCTGTCGGCACCGTAAACGTTCGGGTAATCGCGCTCGTGCCGGGGTTCAGGATGTTTGCTACATCATTGACGCCGACATCCCAAGTGAACAAATCGCCTAGTTGCGCAAAAGGTCGCCAATGCAAAGTGGAGTCTGTAAGTCCCGATCCGATGCGCCGGAATAACGTGTAGTTTGTCGGCATCGTCGGAGAGGTCGCGCTAAGACTGCACAGGATATCGACAACGCCGGTATCCGGCCGCTGAATCTCGAAAAAGTGATACCACGTGTTGATGGCAATGGAGCCTGTATCCAGGCAACCTACACCGCTCCCCAGCGTCCATGCGGAAGTTGTTTTCGTGTAGGACGATGCCAGCGTCATCATGGAGGCGTTCGTAGAATCTGCCGCCACGCCGGGCGCGATGACCATGGACCCGGAACTAGCCGCCGCATTCGACATCGTTAGGCCGGCCAGATAGTCGCGCAGCACAATGATTGCGGACGTATTGACTTGCGGCCGTCCGCTTGTGTCATAACTAACTGTAGTTCCGGTGCCCGCCTGGATAAAGCGCGGGATGGAAATATTCGTAGGCGACAGCAGGCCATAGGAGACAGCGGAAAGCGGCGTTTGCAGCGTCAGGCCGCCGTCATTGATCGTCGTCACCGTGGTAAGCGTCGTGCCGTTATAGGCCGCCGTGTTCACCGTGGCGTATTTCGTTCCTACGGCATCAACAATTTGCAGGCGCAGACCGGCGGAAAACACAGACGTTTGATCGCCGGCCAATGTAAACGAGGTCGCGCTAACAAAGGTGGGCGCTGGACCGGCTACCCACTGCGATTGCGTAACCGTTGTATCGTTGATGCCCTTGATACCGTCAATCGTCCAGATGGGCGACGATGGAGGATCAGTATCAGTTGGCGACGCCAGCACCGCCTTGTAAGTCTGCCCAGCGGTAAAGAAAATCCCGTTTGCTGGCTCGCCCAAGGAATTCAGGACGATAGGGTTAGGATTGGCGACTAAGCCGGTGGCGTCCGTGTATGTGTTTTGCTTTGTGCTGGTGGACCCCGCCACATACCAAAAGAGTTGATAGCCAGAAGCTGGCGCGCCAGTCAGATCGACATATTGCGGCTTGGGGCCGCCAAGCGAGGAGGGATTGACCGCCGCCCATCCGACAGCCGGCAGCAGCAGGCAGGCCAGGAAAATTAGGCATAGAATGCGCTGCATGAGATTGGAACAGTTTTTAGCCATCGTAATTGCGCCTGTGGTTTGGTCTTTACTGAGCCGCACTGCCCGCCGCGATACCAGCCCCAATGAGCAGAGGCCGGCCACCTTTGTTAAGCAAATCTCGTATTTTTGCGGCAGATTGCTCGGGCGGCTGTGTGGCAAGTTTCGCCGCTAACGCTTCTTCCACTGCTTTTTGTTCTGCCGCTGATTGCAATGGTTTGGTTGCATAGGTATTCACATATGCGCCTAAACCTGGAACTTTGCCAATCTTTGAAAGCAGGTTCATTGCCGCGCTGGTCGTATTGGAATTATTGACAGCAGAAGCCGCCGGTTGCGCTTGAATATAAGACGCCACGCGACCAATCCGCCCAAGGTCTGCAATTTCTTGTTTGGTAAAAAATGCTGGCAATTTATCGGCCAAAGCATCTAGCGCTTTGTTATAGGCAGATTGAGAAAAAACGCCAACTTCATCAGAAGCCCCATTGAGCGCCTTGGTTTTTAGGTGATCAAGAATTTGACTTTTTATTTGCGCAACTGCGGAAGGAGATTCCGTGCGCAACACTTGTGATAGTTTCATCAAGTCATTGCGGTTACCGTTCAAGATGAACTGCTGAAAAAACTTATCCGGTTCCATGCCATTGACAGCAGCATCCAAAGCCGGAATCTGTTTTTGCAATTCCATTCGCGCGGCATGCGCGGTTCGAGCGGCACGAAAAGCCGCTAAAGCATCTTCGCCAAGATTATGCGTTTCGGAAAGCGGCGCATTGTCCAATTCCTTGCGCACCAAATTTACAGCGTAATTTGCATCTTTGTTTGGCGATTGGCCCATGCGATACAAGGCTTTCACGATAGATTCTTTCGTGTCTACCGTGAAAGGAATTTTCCCCATCGCCAAATCATTAAGAATGTCACGCGCAGCACCAGGCAGGGAGCCGGTTGCGTGTTCTTCTGCAAGAACGCGCCCGGCATTTTCTGTGGCCGCACGAACATCCAAAGGTGCAGCGCGACCTAGATTATCTGTAGCCTTTTTATACAAATCGCCAACCAGCGTTTGCCGTGCGGTATCCCCGGATTTGAGCGCATTCAATGTCGCTTCTGATACCTGATAGGCACCCGGTGAGCCAAGCGCGCCACGCGTATTCAGTGCGCCAATCAGTTGATTGTTTTGAGCGTTAAACCTAGCGGTAAGAGGCTCTCCAGCGCCAACAATCCCGCGCAAATTCTTTTCTTGCGCAAATGCCATAGGTTCACGACTCAATTGGGCGGCGGTAGGCTCAATGTTCAAAGCGGAAAATTCTGCCTTACGCGCAATTTGCGTTGGATCAGTAATGTTTCCTGTCTTAAGCGCGTCTTGGACTTCTGTTTTTATTTTTTGTTTAATGGCGTCCGGAATAGTTGCCGCATCAACGCCCTGCCGTTGGAAGGCTTCATTGATGACGCGATCGGCCTCTCGGCTGGCCCCCGGATCGGATAGCGTCAATTTCAGCCTATCCAGTACCGGCCCCATTTTTTCTGCAACGACTTGAATTGTTTTTCCAATTACCGGACCAAGCGCAGCGCCAGCCAATGTTCCAGCCCCTACTTGCGTGCCTTTTTGAGTCCAGTAATCACCCTCAGAAGTAACCGGCTGGATGGCGGCCGCAACCGCGCCTTGCTTTGCGCCAGACATAGCCAATTGCCTTGCGGTACTTCCAGCGCCCCCGCCAGGAATCAACTTATTACCAGGACCAAGCACATTTCCGACAAAGCGCGCGGCGTCAAAACCGGGTTCCGGCTTTTGTCCGGTGATAACGCTAGTTAGCGTTGGTGCGGTCATCGCTTGTCGTGCCTGTTCGTACTCTGCATTTGATTGCCGAATGTTCTTGTCAATGCCGCTCGGCATCGCCAATAAGTTGCTGGCCTTAATGTATTTTCCAATTACCGGCGTGTCATATAGCGCCTGCGTAGCCGCATCCAACCCGCCCATGGCACCAGCAGGAACTAAATGTGAAAGCAATTGCGCCGGCCCATCAATTGTATCCTTTAGTCCTTTGGCGATGCGCATGGGAACGCTTGAAAGCAATTCAGCGCGTCCTTGCCCCTGCTCTGGATCGGCTAGTTTTGGAGTCGCAGGCTCGGAAATATTGACTAAACCTCGCTTGATGGCTTCATCAAGCATGGCCTTTTTTTCCGGTGGCAAAAGGCCGCGCTTATCAGCCTCTAGCATCAAATCCAGTTGACCGGGCATTACAGTCCTAGCTCCCGCTTCAGTTCAGCATCCGAAAGTTTTGATACATCAGCACCGCCACCAGTAGCGCCGCCAATTTTCCCGCTAATAGCGGATTTGATCTGCGTTGCAGCCGGACCAGCTTGCATTTTCAATGAATCAATAGCCTTTGCGCGGTTTGCTCGCTTTTGCTCAATTGTCGCCCGATCATCGCCCTCGCCCGGCATGGGGAAATATTGCTTTTCCGCATTCGTAAATTCGCTTTGACTGATAGACGCGCCAGATTCAACGCGCAACACAGCATTAACGAAATCACGCCTTGCCTGCTCGACTCGCCTCTGTTCCGAACTTGGACCGCCAACAATTCCAGGCAGAGTATTTACAACCATTTCAGCAGCACCGCCAACCAGCGGAATATTTCCGGCAGCTTGCTTGATGACTCCGCGATTATTAAATCCAGCCGCTTCCAGTTGATTCAAAATATCGTCAGCACGTTGCGCGCGCAGGGCCATGCCGGCAGCCTTCCCTTGTGACTCGGTGAGCTTTCCAGTGGGGACAATTGGCGCGCCAGTCTGATCGGTAATCGGGATTGTCTTGCCTGTCCGCTTGTCCACAATGACGCCCTGCTCAGGCAAAACTTGCCCTTGCGGTTGGCTCTTTTCAAAGTTGAACCTTTCGCGCGCAAGACTGAGGTTTCCGCCTTCAATGCCGATGCGTTGTTGCCCCTGTTTTTCTTCCACAATGTTATGCCGTCCGCGCTCGGCAAGATCGGCTTTTTGTTGCACCATTGTGTTGTATTTGTCCATCCCTTCAAGATATTGGGTTTTCCATCCTTGAAACGCATTAGGATCGTCTGGCACTTGTTTTAAAAGCGCATCCAATGGGCCAATGGTTTTCAGATGTTCGCCAAGAACTGGACTATTGTATTGAGCAGCTAATGCAGCGCGCGCTTGATCTGGCGTTTGAGTACCAGCCACGATAGGCTTAAATGCATTCCATTGCTTATCAAAAATTTCAGAATGCGTTTTGTCAATGTCACCTTGAATTTTTTTGTTTTCAAGATTTGCTTTATCAAAAGCCATCGCGGCTTTATATTGCCCGCGCTGCGCAAGCAAATCCCGAATCTTCGCCGCGTCACCGCCGCCCTCTTGCCATGCCTGACGAACAGCCTGATCGTCTGCCAGTTGCTGCTGGGCCTGCTGCATTTGAATGCCTTGCATTTGATTTTGCCCAACCAGCGCCTTAAGTTGCACTGCCTTTCCATAAGACGACAAAGGATCGTCTATTTGAATAGGCGTAGGCGGCCGTATCCCGCTAGTAATGATGGACGGATCAATAGCCATAGTTAGCCCAATCCTCCAAACCCATCCGGGCCGCCGATCTGGTTAGATGTAAAACCAGTTCCTGCGCTCAAATTGTTTTGAGACAGAATGCTCTTGAGCAGTTGCGAATTGTTGTAATTGTTGTACAGGTTACCCAAACTCGTACCGACTCCGCTATAGGCGTTTGCGCCCCCGACGATGCCGGCTGCCGCTGCATTTCCGGCTCCGGTAATCAAGTTACTTGCTGCATTCGCATAGTTCCCGGTCGCCAAATTCTGCCCGGCCGCCGCATTCAATCCTACTGCTTGTTGCCCGCTCAAGAATCCGTATTGCTGCGCGCGATTGGATTGGATGTCAGACACGCCGGCCTGCGTCTTGCTGGTGCCGTAGTCATTGGCAAAGCGCGTCAGGGCTTTCAAGGTCGCGCCCGAGTCATAGCCGCCATTGGCGAGCGCGGAATTCTGGATTGCGCGGTTGCCCTGATTCAGCCCGAATTGCAGGCCATTTGCATATACCGGGTCTTGGTTGATCAGGTCTTGCGTAATCGGCTTCGTGAGCGCCCCGTAACCAGGCGCGTTGGAATCAATGTTCATTGCCCCCGCAGAGGCGATCTGATTCCGCAAGTTCTGCCATTGCTGCGTATCCGTGGTAGCGCCGCCCGGAGCGCCATAGCCACCCTGCGCGGCATAGGCAGCCCACAGCGGATTGCTCCAGTCGTTTTTGTAGCCTCCCGGCGTGCCGCCCAAGCCAAGCTGACTCAGCAGCGCCGCATTAGCGAGATTTCCGCCAGTCGCATAGGGAGACAGGCGGCCGATCTGATCAGCCAATTGCTGCGCTTGCAAGGTCTGCGCCTGCTGCGACGCGCCGATTTGCGCGCCAGCCGCATTCGCAGCCGCGCTTGAGCTAAGTGCAGCAGCGCCTAAAGTAGCGCCACCCGCAATCAATGCACCGGTAATGCCCATGCTATTCCTTTCCGATGCCCATTAACAGGCGATCATCTATCACGCCGTTAAACGAAAAACTTTTAGGCGATCTGCCTTCCAACTTGAAACCGCACTTTTCAAAAACGCGGATCATCGCTTTGCGACGGCACGCCGGTAACGCCTGCATTTTCAAGCAGGAGGTATTCGCAAACATCCAATCCATTGCATGCTTGAGAATATCTGTGCCGTTTCCGCGCGCGTGCGGGAGAATGTTCAAATGCGGGTTCCATGTCACCGGATTGATGGGCATGAATGTAGCGATACCAGCAAGTTGCCCATCGATCAGCGCTGCCATGTGATAAATCTTTGGGTGCATCAGAATGGGGATTTCTTCCGGCTGGTCCCAAATATGCGGCTTGATTTCCGGATGATTCCAGACGTAGGCAACAATCTCGGGGTCTAACGTTCTTTCAATCGTCAGATGCTTATCGATGATCAAACCTTCGTCATAAGTCGGATTGATCAGGCAGCAAGCCAGCGGCATCATACCGGCGTCCCCGTTGCATCCACCCACACATCCGGGCCAATCGACTTAAGCCATATCGGCTTGCCTAGCGTAGTATCTCCATAGGGCATCCATAGCCAGCGAAAATCATTGTCTGTCGGCCGCTCCGCTGTCGTGCCGCTTCGCGTGGCGCTATTCAGAATTGCAAACACCGTGGAAAAAAACGGGGGCCAACCCGGATTCTGGCTAGTTGCGCCTTGATCCACCGCACCAGTCGGTGGCTTATTGATGATTGCGGACTGTGCCATGGTCAATCCGCCGGGTTGATGGAGGCGCTAATCAGCGCGAACTTGACCGGATCGGACATGCTCAGACGCGGCGTAAAAGCGCGCGTAGTGCCCAGCATGTCCCACTCCACCACATCCTTGTATTCGCCTACCTTGCCGAGCGGGCGCAACATCTGCGCACCCCAAGTCTGGCCGTTGTCGCGCGATACTTCTAGCCCGATTTGCGGATTGCTTCCAGGGTCTACAGCATTCCCCTCACCGACAGCGATATCAATCCGGAAACGATTCACCGTGAAGCGGTCGCCATCGGATGCGCGCACGGTTTCGCCGGTCAACTGAATTTCAATTGGATTTCCATTATCCGTGACGCTTTCTGGATTCAGGCGGTATAGATTGCCATTGGCATAGTCCGCAATGATCGTATCGGACAGGAATTCAAACCCGAATTCTCCTAGGTCTCGCAACAAGCCAAACGACTTCCACGGCGACCAAATTTTAGTTGAACCGTCATAGCCCCACGTAGCATTTGCGCTAGGAAAGTTACAGATCAGCATCGGATGCCCGCCGAGCATGAAACTATAGAAGCTGGCATCGGCTACGTTTGCATAACCGTTGATGATCTTGTCCAAATCTGGATTTGACAGCGGCTGCGGAAGATATCCGGCAATCTCCGCAATCATTACCTGATTTAAGCGATTTCGCATCAGGCAAGCAATCGTGTTGCCAAAGCGCGCCACGCCAAAACGGGCCGCCAATCCCCACTCTGAGGTTGTCCCCTGCACTTCGCTGTACAGGAAATCCAGGCCGCCGGAGACGCCCCAAAATTCGCAATGCGCCGTACACATCAGAAATAATTGCCCGTTGCTGGTCCAGATGGCATTCATCGGGTCCGGATGATCTTCGGCGCTGGCAAAATTCAGCGCATAGCCATTTAATCCATCAGCCAGCGCAGACGCATAGAAGCGCCGCGTATCCTGCGATTGGATAGCGAAAGACTCAGCCAGGAACGTCACCGTGCAAGGATTCGCCGGGAATGCCGGAGAAGTCACTTGCGCAAATTGCGTGATCGTATAGGTGCCAACTGGAGACGCCGATCCTCCGGGGTCTACATCCATTTCAAATGTAAATGTAGATGCGCCGGTAACCGTAATCGTATAGTTGCCGACGTAGGCGGCGGGCGTCTGCCCGGCAAGAGAGACGATGTTTCCACTGACGAGATTATGAGGCGCTGCGGTCGTTAATGTTGCCGTGCCGCCGGTATAGGTAATGCTGCTGATCGTCTGCGGAGTCGCACCACCTGGGATCGCGATGGTTGAATAGATATAGCCATACGTGCCATCGACTATCATCAATTGCACGCCGTTATCCGACATGCTTACGCGGCCTGACGTAGTATTGAGCATGCCAAGATTTACTTTGGTGCCCGAGTTATCCACGGACCAAAGTACGCCTCGATGCACGACATACGCCAGCACGCCAGTTTGAATCCACCAGCCACCGCGCGGGGGAGTATCGCCAAAAGAGGTAAACAGATCGCGCCCCGGCCGGCCTAGCGCGATGATGGTTGATTTTTCTCCCTGCGGGCGCGTCTCCGCATAACAGTTGACCGCCAGTTTGGCTGTTATGTAGGGAGTGCTGCTGCGTAAACCCTGGCCGAGCATGGAGACGCGGGGCATCTAAATCCTTATGACGGATTAGGCGACAAACGCACTTTAAGAGGCTCGCCAGAGCGCGACACGGCGGCGATATCGCCTTCGCGGCACATCAGGTAGCGCTTGCCTTCAATCTCAATGGGTTCGCCACCGGAATTGTATTTGCCGAACAGCACCCAATCGCCTGCTTTGACTGCCGTTGGCACGACATGACCATGCAGCGTATTGCCGCTAGCATCCAGATAAGTGCTGTAGATGCGACCGGGGCCGACTGCGACAACGCGACCCGAGGGGAATTTTTTTGCATCGCCGGTCAGCACGATGCCGCCCGCGCTTTTTTCTTCCGTCAGTTGTTCGATGATGACGATATCCTGAATTGCGCGCAGGGGGAATTCTTCGGGCTGGGTCATGGGGACAACGTTACTTTGCATGGTTTCTCCTGTTAAAATGACAAAGCCGGACCGCGTTGGTAGCGCGAGCCCGGCTTCTGACCAATCAGTGAAGGGAGTTTCACGTCATGGCTAAGCCGAATATTACCGCAGAACGTCTGCGTCAGTTGCTGCACTACGATCCCGAGACGGGAATTTTTACGTGGCTTATTGATCGCACAACCATCAAGGCCGGTGAAATCGCCGGAACCTTTGATAAAAGTTGCGGATACATCAGAATTCGCGCGGATGGGAAAAAATATCTTGCCCATCGGCTTGCATGGTTGTTTATTTATGGCAAGTGGCCGAAAAATGGCATTGATCATAGAGACGGCAACACGCAAAATAATCGATGGAATAATTTGCGCGATGTTACGCAATCCGTGAACATGCAAAACCAACGTAAACCACGAGGCAAAAACAAATTTCTTGGCGTTAGTCCAAATGGAAAACGCTGGAAAGCGCATATACAGGTTCATGGCACTAGGATTCACTTGGGAACCCACGATACGCCAGAACAAGCGCAAACTGTTTATCTTGAGGCCAAGCGCAAACTTCACGAAGGCAACACTCTTTGATGTTACATAAGTCATTGATTTAGAAGCCTTTGTATAGGAAGGCGTTTGAAATGTTTGACGACCTGTCGAAAGGTGTGACGGCTTCCATCACAAATTCATTAGTGCTCGCCAACCTGCCTTGCGCTTCTTTCGCGGCGCGCTTGACATCCGCTGGAACCGGGGCATTACCTTTGAAGCTAGGCCAAATATCTACGGAAAGCATATCGACCATGAATTTTTCGTAACCAGCCGGAAGCACAATATTGCTGGTCAAAGTCATCGCCGCCGGAGTGATCAACTGGCGCGCGACAATCGTACAAAGGAATGCGGCATATGGCGTAGTGTAGAAATGAAACTCGCCATCGGGAAAGCTGGGGTTATACCAGCACTGATTAGGAATGCCTTGGGCCGCTTTAAACTGGATGGCGTCGTATTTTTGCTGATCGATCAGATCGACATCGTAATCTATGTTCGATAGCGTCAGATAAATTGAATCAAGAGAAACCGGGCGTCCATCCGTCAAAAGCAACGCCGTCGAATAAGTATTCACGCTTGGAGTCATGGTGAAACTATCGTTCGACGTGTTGTAGATCATCAAGTCATCATTCGCATACGAATCCATCATGCGTTGAAACCTGCGCAACGCAAGTTGCATACTTGCGTTGTCGATTGTTTCATCAATACCTTTTATGGTTGACCCATAAAACGCATCCTGAATGATGACGGAAACAGTGGTCATGCTTTAGTCAACTTTCGGCGGACGACCGGGGCCGCGTTTTTCGGTGTTTGCAATGCCCATTTCGGCCAGTGCTTTTGCAACGCCTTCCGCGATTTTCTTTTGCAGGGCGGCCTCGTCGGCGGCCCGCTGTTCCGCTTGTTTGCGGGCCTGTTCTTCACGCGCGGCGGCAGCTTCTTGTGCTTGTTCGGCGGCGGTTTTGGCGTTTTGCTCATCGATCAATCGTTGCGCTGGAGACTGATTTAGGCGCAATGTTTCCTCGAAAGACGGCGCGCCAATGTAACCGAATGCAGCGGGCGTGCTTTTCCATTCCGGCCCGAGCGCTTTATCTTCGCCTTCGGAATTCACCAGCCGCGTCACAATGCGCGTGCCAGGGCCTTCCGGTTGCGCATAACGCATCGAGGGATAGGGAGTGAAAACGTAAGGCGGCTCCTTCATTGGCTTGCCGGTCACTTTGTCTTTTGGGCCGTAGTAACGGCGCGTAGGAGTCTCCCATTCTTCCTCGGGGGCGGCGGCAGGCTTGACAACCGAGCTATAGTCGATTTCAAGCGGTTGTACAGTGACGGTATCGTTTTCCACGGTTTCTCCTAAAAGTACGGGTGAGCCGCAGTGACCCACCCGTATACAGCGTTAAGCGCCTACCTGCTGAACGGCCTGTTCTGGGTATGGAGTCGCCCACCCATAAAGTGCATCCACGCGATTACCGACCGTATCAGACGAAATCGCGGCCTGACGGAAAGTGCGCAGCGAAAATCCTTCGTAGCTCTGCACGCTTCCCCAGCCGCCGAACATGGCAAGGTCTTGCATGCGAACCACTGCCAGTTCAAACGCATCCGGATGCCACGCCAGATTGCGCGCATAGGCCGTCGAAGCGCTGCCGCTGATGGTCAAGTTCTGCGAATCTGCCGCGACGTTGGAGGCGTTTTGGAAGGGGCCGCCGTAGATGATTGCAGGCGTGTGCTGAATCGTCATGTTGCCAGAAGCATCCGACACACCGGGCGAAACGACCGTGAATTGCAGCAGATCAAAGGTTTGCGAGCCGGTTTGCTGACGGTTCACCGGGTTCACGCCGTACACACCGGCAATCGTGAAGTTGTCGCCAACGTTCAGACGCTGCGCAGCGGCAGAAGTCCATCCCTTCGTAACGAGGGTGCCGATGTTCGCCCAGCCGGTAGACAGCCCTTGCGCGCCGTTGGTTTGCGGAGAACCGCCCAGCGCGCCCACAGTCTGCCGTGCGATGTTTTGCGACATGCCGATCTTGAGGCCGATGGTGTTGGTCGCATCCACAAAAACGCCTTCTTCGTACTGCTTGGCGATCAGGTTTTGCGCCTGGAAGAAGCCAGTCAGCGCGGCGACCTGCGCGGCGGTCGAAGTCGGGTCCATGACGAAATAACGTTCGCCATCGCGAGGGACGGAAAAATTATCCATCTTGCGGCCGATATCGAACAGGAACGTCTGCGTGTTCGGCGCGGTGCCAGCAGTGCCGGTCAAGGGACCAACCGTGTTTTTGGCATTGATGTAGCCGTCCACGTCGATTTGCGTTGCCAATTGCAGCATCGCGGGCATGATGACGCGCTTGGAGAAGTCCTGCTCCTTCAAGGTCATGTCGGCAGAAGTAAACGCCGTATCGACGTGCTTTTGCGAGTTCACGACCAAAGGAATGCTGGTTTCCGTGTAGTCTTGCGCCGAAAACGCTTGACCATTGGAAATCAGCGTGCGCCAGGGGCGACGGATGTTGATCGTATCACCGATCTTCATATCATCCTTGGCGAATTCCTTTTGATACTTACGGGAGACACGCTTGCCAAGCACAATCTCGTTATTGAGACTGCGCAGGCATTCCATCGTGTACATCACCGGGTTCTGAAAGATGTTGCTCATTTAGCGGATCGTCCTTTCGGCATGTGCTTTTCCGCCCAGGCAAAATATTGCGTAGGATCAGACGGCGGCCCATTACTGGACGCAGCTTTTGCCTGAACCGTTTTACCTGGAGCGGGCGCGTTGGATGCTTTCGGGGGAGACGCCTTGAGCGTGGCCGATAACTGACCTAGAATGATGCCATGATCAGCAGGATCATTATTAGCCCAAAACTGTTGCGCTAATTCCGGCTGCTTGGCAATGTGATAAGCGATCAGCGGACCATCCGGCATTTTCTTAATCAGATTCAGCACGCCTTGCGGCACGCTTACATCAGCATCTGCCATGGTTTCGTGATAATCCGGGATAGTTTTTGCTATCTCGGCTTCACGGCTCGCATAGGAGCGTTGTGCCGCCATTTCAGCCTGTGCGGCTGTCGTCTTGGCTTGCGCTTCCTGTTGCGCCTTCGTGGATTCCTCGATCAGCTTGCGGGCTGTTTGCTCTGCGCGATATTCCGCGCGTGCTTCTACAAACTGCTCGTAACTGTCGAATTGATCCCGCGTCGGTTCGCCTGATTTCGCAGGGGCTGCGCCATTGGATCGGCCTTCCAGAAGCGCGAGGATGCGCTTATTCTGTTCGGCCAGTTCATCGGCACGTTTACGCTCGGCATGCTTGTCTGCGGTCAGTTCATCGATCCGCTTTTGCACGCCGCGCGCCTGCTTTTCGCTGCGCTTCTGCCTTTCGGCTTCGGCTTCACGCTGCACACGCTCATTCTTTTGCTCGTCGGTTTCTTCCCCAACGTTTTCCGATGCGCCCGTGGCACCAGCATTTTCCGGAGGCATTGCTCCGGCTTCGGGCAAAGCGGCGGCATTATCCTGTGTCGCGTCAGGGGCTACTACTTCGGTACTAGTTTCTTCCGACATGGAAATCAAATCTCCAAGAGCGCCACAAGGGCAACCCGGTCATAGGCAGGCCGGTACGCCTATTGCAAAATCGTTCTGCTGCTTACTGCAAGTTCACCATCAGCGAGGAAAGCTGAATAGTTTCAGTGCCGGTAGCCTTGGTGCAGGTAACAACAACTTCGGTTTCCAGTTGCTGATAAGCGCGCGCCAAAGTGGTATAGGCAGTGCCGGAAGTGCCGAAGAAGCCGGTAGTACCGGAACCCAAGCCTTGCAGCGTCGCGCCGTCGCCTTCGCCCTCAAACGCCGCTTCAAAGTTATAGTTCGCCACGTTCGCCAGCGAAGGAGAGGCAAAGAACAGGTTCCCCGTAAGGCCGTTCATGCGGCAGTTCATCGTTTTGGCATTGGCACTGTTGGTCATGTTTGCCGATGCCTTGAGTTGGCATCGGAAATTGGCCGGCAGCGAGTTCGGGGCCAGACGGAACGAAAACAGCACTTGCTCAGAGGTCGAGTTCGCCGAATCGATGGTGACGCCGTTGAAAATCAGTTCGCCATTCATATTCGGAATGACCATATCCGACTGCACGCCTACCGCGTTTTGCGTAGTGGCCTGAATCTGCGCCCACACGTTCACATCCGGGCGATAGGATTGCGCGGTCGTGGTGGTGCCGTTGGACGATGCGGAAAACGGTCCGCTTTGGGTCGCGGAAAGCAGGATGGTGACGGAGCCGCCTTGCAGTTGCGGGGCCACGCACAGGTTCTGGTTTGCCAACAGCGGAAACGCCGTGGTGGTGGTGCCGGACGAAACGCGGTAAATGGTAGTGCTCATTGCGATGTTTCCTTTCAGGGTTGGTAATGCAATGTCGGCCCACTGGCCTTGGCTAAACAGCCGTTAACGATGGCATTACTGCCCATCGGGGGTACTACCTTTCGATTCCTGCTTTTCTTCCGCCGCGTTGTCGTCGGACGTGACCGGCGCTGTAGCGGCAATGTGAATCTGTGCGCCTGCATTGATTTGCGCGACTTCAAGCGCGGTTTCCCGCTGGATCATCGCTACCTGGATCGCTTTTTCAGCGTCAATCCGCGCCTTCTCAAGCTCAAGTTCGGCATCGCGCTGTGCCTGCGCGCGTTTGGTTTCGGCGTCCAGTTCGGCGGCAATCGCGCGCTGGCGGGCGTCGAATTCGGCCTCGTGCGCACGAACCTGCGCATCAGTCGCGGCAATCTGCTTGCGGGCTTCGGCATCGACTTGCGCGGCCTGAATCTTCAATTGCGCGCCGGATTCCAGGGTTTTTACCTTGTCGTCCATTGCCTGCATCGTTTCCTTGGCCTGCTCCAATGCCTGCTGCAACTGCTGAATCTGCGCGATGGCTTGCGGATCGGGCGGCGCTTTGCCTTGCTGCTTGGCCTGCATCTGCGCCTGCACTGGCGGCGGCAGCATGATTTGCATGCGATCTGCAATCACGTCCGCATCGGGGATGTCTTGCGCGCGGATTACGAGGTCGCCAGCTATTTGCATGAGCGGCGGGTAAGCGGCAACTAGATCGGACAGCAAAGATGCGGTTTCTTGGCGCTTGGTAGCGTAGCCGGGGCCTGCTTGCGAGGTCACGGCGTAATCATGGCTCTTGACGCCGCTGATGTTGCTTTCCTCGATGGCTTTTAGCGCTTGCGTTACCGGATCAATGCCTTGCTGGTTGATTTTCACTTCGCGGCGGATTTCGTCCAGTCCGACGATATGCACGACACGTTCGGTATCGTAGTAGGACGGAATGCATTCCAGAATGATGCGGCCGGTCAATGCGATGGCGCGAGACAAATTATCGACGTAGTTAAACGTCGCGTTGTTGCCCTGCTGCTTGCGCTCGTTGATCGCGCGCCCGCTGATTTCCTGGCCTTTCTGCCCCAGCGATTGCTCATACATGCCAATGGTGCTTTTGATCATCTGCACCATCGTTTGGCACCACTGGATATAACCAGCATCCGGCACGCTCGGTTCATTGCGTTGCGGCGGCTGTAATCCTGCGGGTGTCTCGCCATCTTCCATAAAAGCGTTGTACGGAAGATAGGAGTAATTCTTGATGTTCGCCTCTTTCCAGAAATTCTCATAGCCTTTGACTTGCTCGGCAGTGATAATCCATGGCGTGCGAGGCGTGAGCGCGAGGCGGATGGCCTGCTGCGTCATGCCGAAATTCAGCATCGATTGCGCATCCCGCGCATGCCGGGTCAGACCTTGATAGATGCGCTTGCCATCCAGCATCAGATCGTCGCCAACCGTGCCGACAACCGGAATCATCGTGCCCGGCCAGTCGTATTTTTCCAGCACTTGCTGACCGCCTGCGATTTTGTACCACTCGACGGACCAGGAATCGCACTCGCGCTCTTTGGCTATCGTCACACCTTCGGGCCATTCATCCTCGGACGGCATTTCGTCTTTCCAGCCTTGTGAGCCGTCAGACATCAGCACCATTGTGCGTTTTGTGCACACACGCCGGTAGTAATCCGCGACGATGACCTTATCTTTCGCGGGCATCCAAAGCGTATCAGGCGACTCAAAACTTATTGGCTCTGCATTCGGCCATTGACGCTCAAACTCGCCTTTGCTGACGATTTCGATAACGAACGCATACATGCGATCGGAGCCGTCCGGCTGCTGGTAGTCCGTGTCCGCAAATACCGTATTGCTATCGAGAATCGGCTTGATGACTAACTTTTGGTCGAAGCTTTGGTCATCCAGATATTCAGAGCAAATGCGCCACCAGCCACGGCCGCCGACGACTGACTGCTGGAACCCGTTATCGTAGGCCGCATCCGCTTTCGAGTCGTACTCAATCGCGCGGGTCATGCCTTGCAGGATCTCGGCGACTTCCTTGGACGCATTGCCGCCGGCCGGGTGAATCCGAATGCCGGGGCGATTCTGCCGCTGGTCGTTGACTACCTGCGCGACAAATTGTTTAAGCTGGTTGAATTCAAGGCAGATTTCTTTGTTCTGCGTGCGCTCGCGGCGGACGGTATCGGGCCACTGCTGACCGGGCGAATAGACAAACAGCGTGTCCGTGCGCTGGCTGTCGTGATTGTCCTTATCGTCCTCCTGGATGCGCTGGAAACGTTCTTTAGCCTCCTCCAGCACATCGGGATAGCCTTCGCGCGGCTTGATCGTTTTCTTGGAATTCGCGTCAACTACCGCGTCTACCGGATTAACGTATTCAGTTGCCATGCACCGGGTACGCCACAGTAGAAGGCATCAGGTCATGCACGGTCAACGGCGTATCGGTACGCTGCTTGACGATGCCCGGAAACAGTTCCGACATGGCCCACACGAAGGCATCTGCGCGATTCGGGGACTTTTCGCCCATGTAGCCATTCGTGGTCATGCTGGTTAATTCCTCCTCAAGATCGGGGAAATTACCCGCGAACCTGATTTTTCCATCTTCGGTTAATGCGCTGATCGGCTCGGCACGCACGACCTTTCCGCGCGAGGCGTTCACGAGTTTTACTGATGCTGTGGGCTTGGCCGTTTTTAAGACGAAACGCACCATATCGCCGCCGAAGTTCTTTTCGGCAATCATCGCGTCTGCTTGGTGGTTGTCGTACACGCTGGCAGCCACGCGGCCCCAAGTTTGCGGGCCAGCCTTGACGGTGGCATCCTCCAGCACGTAAGCCTTGCCATCCAGGCCCATGCCCGCACAGATGATGCCGATTTCGTCATTGCCCGCGTTTTCCGTATCACCCGATCCGCTCGGGTCAATCGCCACCACAACGCGGCGCATGTCCGGCAGGTTTTCGAGTACGCGGTTTTTGTCGATGCTCTCGATTGACCAGAGCGCCCCAGCCGTGATATCGGCAAATCGGCCTTCAAGGAAACGCTGCCGCATGCGCACCGGCAAACGCTCCAACTCGCGCAGGTAGTCGGCCGGCAAATTCTGCGTGTTGTCCTTCGGATTCATATACATCAACGCATATGCATCCGGGTCAATCAGCGCTTTACCCGATTCGCCTTCGATCTTGCGCACGAATTGCTTGTAAGACCAGTGCGCTTGCGACGGCGGGTTTTCGTCGTAATAGGCTTTAAGGCGCAATTCTTTTTGCTGCCCGCCTAGATCGTAATAGCACTTTTGCGCCAGTCGAGTAAGCGCCGTGTTTACCGAACTTAGCGGTATCTGGCTGCATTCGTTAAACGCCATGGTGGCGTATTCCTGGCCGAGAATCTTTTCTGTGCGGTCCTTATCGTCCAAACCGCCAAACCACACTTGCGCATCATTCTGAAAACGCGCGAAGAAATCCGTTTTGTTGATTTCGTAATCGACAGTTGGATAACACAGTTCCATCATTTTGGGCCATGTGTCCATGACGATGGATTGTTTGACTGCGGTAAAGCGAAACCGAAAGATGGCGTGCCGGGAGCGCGGAGAGGCGATTGCACGCATTCCGATGGCGCGGCAGATGACGAATGTTTTTCCGCTGCGAGAGCCGCCAGCAAGCATGACGTGCTTTGGAGCTCCGCCTAGCAGGCTCCAAGCCTCTTGCTGCTTGACGGTGAGGGAAAACGTCACAGGACGTTTGTATCAGCCTGCGCGACTACCAAGGTCAGTTTGCCGCCATCAGGGCCGCCAAGATTCACAGCCTGGGCTGCCTTGCCATCCAAGCGATCATGCAGTTCCTTGAAGCCAGCCATGAACGTAGGCGAATTCACTGGCTCATTCAGTAGCATCTTGAGAAACCGATAGTTGATCCGGTTAATCGTGCGCTTTGGCTCGGGATGCTTTTCGCCTTCCTTGAGCGGCTTTTCCTTGCCGATCCGCTCGGACATCAGCATCAGCGAGATACGGCCTAGACCCTTGGGAACGCTAAAACTCTTGAACTTGGAGAGCGCTTCCTGCGACATTTCTTCGCCGGTCGCGTCCTCGTTGATTTCGGTATACATGTTTCGGGTGCCTTTGCGAGTGGCTAGAAAGCGCAAGCATGCGGGACCGCCGCAAGTCGGGGTGTTTCACGTGGAACTATTTCTTTTTCGGCATTGGCGCAGCAGGTTTCTTTGCTGCTTGGCGCTGCTCGGAGTACCCGATCGCGACGGCCTGCTTGATCGGCTTCCCCGCCGCAATTTCCGTGGCAATGTTCTTGCTGCGCGCCGCATTGCTAATCGATTTAATGAGAGGCATAGCTAACTCCAAAATCATCCGCGCCCGCTGGCGCAACATAGGCTGAAGACTCTGCCCGGAGGGGACGCCATCTGCACGTCGCGGATTGCGGCCGTTATTCGCCCCACTAGGACCGCGCTGGGTGGTGCCCGTGCTTCCCAGCATGCGGGCAAAAAATAACCGCCGGGGGAGGCGGTTATAAGGTCCGAGGGGACGGACCGGAGAAGGTGAGAAAAGGGTTGTTGGTGGCCGGTGCTGATCCCGGCTTAGCGGCGTGACACCCTGATTCGAGTGCGAGAACTCAACCGCTTTCGTACAAAAACGCATCAGCCTGCGCATTCACCAACACGGCTGCGGACTATTTGATTGGCGGGTAGCCGACCTACAGGGTCGCCGAATGCCGCAAATCTATGCTCTTGCAAGCTCCACAGTGCAAGCTGTGGCAATCCGCATGCGTCTTGGTGCCACCGGCACGGACTCGAACCTGCAACCACACCCTTACGAAAGGAGTGCTCTACCTTTGAGCTACGGCGGCTAAATTGTCGCCATGGTTGTTCGATCCATTGCTAAAAACTCCTATTTCAGAGACGCCAATCCCATAAAACAGGATTATCTCGCATGGCGTACCAATTGAGCGCAGCGCCGAATTAACGCGAAAATATAGCAATCGTTATGCCGTGTCAAGCGACTTCTGTCATTATTCTTGCGTCATACGCCATCGGCATACGCTCGCCCACGCGCCGCGCCCAATCCCAAGTCGAATCCAGCATCGCCAAGCTCGCCGCATATCCCCGCGAATTCGACAGGTGCGCCCGTTTACCGTGCCCCCCGCATACCTCGCAAGCCGCATCTTCCAGCATCGGCGCATCCGGCAGCGCGATGTGGCCTAGCCCGTGGCATGCCTCGCATTCGGGCGATAACCACCACAGGAGCGCGCTCGTTACGTCGCCAATCTGCAAGGTGACGCGCCTGCCGATGCGCCGCTGGATCAGCAGAGTTAGCTCTGTCATGCGGCCCAGCGGCTTTTTACCGGCTTCCCACTCGGCCAGTACGGTGATTGCCAAGCCGGGGAACTGGTCTTTGTGCGTGGCGTAGGCGCTGGCGATCAGGACGGTTTGATCTACGTGGCCGGCACCGACTGCGGTAACGAGCCTTTCAAGCATTCGGCACCGCCGTTAACGCAAAACTCCCATCCTTAAGCTCGTACAGGCTCCAGGAGCAATGCGTCACTTGCCCGGCAATCCCATACATCCGCCCTAGACTGTCTGCAATGCGTTTGAGTCGCATGTTTCCTCCCATAGACGCCAGATCGCATCAGCAACAGCGGGGCCGGGCGAACCGAAAAACTTTTTCTTGAGTATATCGAAGTCCGGCACATCCGGCACCCAATGCGGATGCTTGAGAAACGCAATCGCGTTTTCCGCGTAGGTCTCACGCGACTCGGCAATCAGGTAGGTATCTTCACAGCCCGAGCGCTCGATCAGCATTGCGCCAACCCGCGAAGGAATATCATCGCCGCGCACGGTAATCGTTGGAATGCCCGCGATGAATGCATCCATGATGCTGTTCGTTCCGCCAAATGGGAAAGCATCCAAGGCGAATGAGCATTTCGCCAGCCGGTCCAGATAAACCTGATAGGACGTGCGCGGATAGATGCGCGCTTTTGGAAACCACTTGCGAATCTCGTAATCGACCATCGCATGCTGTAGGTCGGTCTGGTTCGGAAAGAAGTGAAACACAACCTCTGGAACAGCCGTTTCAATCTGCTTCAGCGCACGCATGAATGGCGGAATCAGCTTTTGCGCGATGGATGGCACGGCGACGCTGTAGCGCTGCGGATCGCGCTTTGGAACCGTGAAATCCGAGCGCATGGTGTGTATGCCGGTGCCATCGGGGAGCGCGATTACCCGCTCGCTGTAATTCGCTGTGTCGCCTACAGTGGATTTTTCCGTCAGCAGATAGTCGATGTATGGCGATAGCGAGCTAGCGGGGTGCCCTGGAAACATGATTTGCACGGGCGCAAGACGAATGTTCGCCAGCGTAGTTGTCCATGTCGCCATGCCAATGGACGGGAACAGAATGATGTCCGGCGATTCGGCGTGAATTATTTCTACGATCTGGTCAAACTGCAATTCTTGATCGGGCAGATGCAACAAACGTTCAAATACATGAAAAGCGTCCGGGTCGCTTGCATCGCCGCCATACATGGCTACCGTCTCAAAGCGCTCTTTCAGACTTGCCAATATCGGCGCATAGCAGCGGTACATGCTGTGATTCGTGCCGAACCATTCCAGCGGGATCAGGATTTTCGGGCGCGCTTTTGCCTCTGCCGGGCGCGTGCATTCTGGCACATCCATGCTGGCAAGCGCCATGTCACGAAACCACTTGTTTATGGTGCGCTTGATGGCGTGTTTGTTTGGCGCGTCAGTGTACGTGCAATACATGTAGACCTCGCCCGCGCTTTTGACGGCCTCAAAGGGAATGCCGTATTGCGCAAGCTCATCATGCAAGCCCATCAGCTTGACGCGCTGATCGTAGGCGGCTTGGCTGATGATAAACGGTTCGGCCATCGCCGCTAGTATTTTTGTAATGATGATGGCGGGATGCGGGCCGACTGGCTGCTCGCCGTCTGCGTTCTCGCTCATGCCATCACCATAAACCAAATGATCAGCGTAGCCAAATTGGTGATAATCGCCAGGATGCACAGGCGGGCGGCTAGTTTGTCGGCGGACATGGGATGGAAGCCTAGCATTCAGGGTGCCTGCGAGTCAAGGAGCAAAGATTTTCGCGGCGGTCGCAAAGGCCGCCTGCAACTTTTCTTCGCCACCGACCGCAGCCACCAGTTCTTCCCGCGAGATCGACAGCACAAACTCTGTCGTCCTTGATTGCGCGGGCTTCTCTAACTCCCACTGTCCATCAATGAGATTGAGCGTGTAAAAGTGCTTGATAGGACCGAATTCGTTCATGGCGTCTCCAAGTTGTAGCGGGCCGCAATCTGGCGATTTATCTCCTCGATCACATGCTCGCTTGTCCAGCCGTACGTAACGAAATCACGTTTGCCGCCGAGTACGTGATCACGGGCTATCTGCATGCAATCCTCCGCCACCAGCCGCGCGAAGGCTTCGAGTCGCTCAGTCGTAGCCTCGCAATTGCCGCCATCGCTGACGAATATCCCAGCCTCCTCCACCATCCTGCGAAGCTCTGCGTTCATAACATCACCATCCGGATAATAGTGAATAGCCCAGCACCAAAGAACCAACCTAGAAGGGCCCCTAAAACAATGCCGATGATCGTGTGCGTCCAGTGTTCCGCGTTCATTTGGCGCGCTCCTTTAGCATCATATCAGCGTATGCGTATGCGTCGGGCACTATCTCACTGGCAGCGTAAATACCTTTCATTTGCGGGGCCATTTTCGACATATAACCGGCGATCATTCCCTGCATCGCCTTCGCCGCGAAGTAGTCCCGCAGCGTCATGCCTTGAGACTTACCAAGCGCGCGCATAATCCCGGTTGCATCGTCAATAATCGGAACATTATCACTAGGAAAAGCCGCCCCGCCGTCCTCTAAGTTGCTCATTTGAGTTCCTCCTGGTAGTTACAACGATGCCCGCACACCTGCGGGCGCATCAACTTCGCCACGTCAAGCAAATCCTCCACCTTGCCATCACGCCAGTCCTCGCGATGATCGTAAGGACTGCTCTTTTGCTCAAGCACTTGCAGGATAACTTTGTCCTCATGCGCTTTGAATCGAAACGAAACTATGCTCATACGCCCTCCGGCGGGGTGGTAAACAACGTATCAAACTCCTCCGTGCGATACGGACTGTACTCGATGTAATCGCCAAGCTTCCACGTATCGCGGATGTCTTTTCTGCGCACCCAAAAAGTGCGCGATAGAACGCCAGACGCAGGTTTTGGCGCAGGCTGCACAGCCAAATGACCCTGTAGCTCGAAAAGTAGGCGTTCTAGCTTTTCGTCCCAGGATTCGCAGAGTGCGTGGTAGGGCAGGGGTTGGGTCATGGGGCCTCCGGTGGGGTGGGTTTCAGCGGAAGCAGATCGCCAGCGCGATAGGCTGCCAGATGGAACGCGGCGTACAGGCGCATCAGGTCGCGCGGCATACTCTGAAAAATTGGAACATCGACATCATCCCCATCATTTCTACCTTGATGCTCGCCATTTAAAAGATCAAAAGCTTGACTCAACTCTCCGCGCTTTACATACCCCACAACATGCGCATCGCCGCACCGCACAACTTCCAGTAAATCTTCTTCAATCATATCCATAATTTCCTCCGGGTAAAAATTCTCACGTCACAGGGTCATTGACGATTTGCGGGCGTGGCACAAAGAACCTGGCCTCCCGCCCGCAAGTCCTACTAAGTCGCGCGCCGATATAGCCTGCCTCGCGCTCTGAATCGCAATACAGCCTGCGCACATATGGCGTGATTGTCTCGCCCTTGACCGGCTCAACATACGACTTCGCAACCGGCGCGCCAGGGCGATTGCATATCCAATAGCCAACCGCGCAGGCACTACCGAACGGCGACAGCGACAGAAATTCGTGAAACGCGCAATCCTTGCATAGCTTAATGCTCACGTCATGCTCCTTGTGTTGGTTAGTAAGTACTAACACTTTCCGCCAATCCGCCAATCTCCGCCAATCATCCGCCAATACCCCGTACGCATTGCGGTTGGCCCTCCGCCAATCCGCCAATGCGGAGGGGGGTATAAGGGGGGAGAGAAGGAAGAAAATTGTAAAATTTACACATCCGCCAATCTGCCCCTCTGCCAATGCCTTTTAAGCCCATAGAATCTCCTTGTCTTTGTAGTTCAATCGAACCGCCTGCACCTTTATGTCACCAGCATGGCGCATTTCCTCGACCATCCGTTTAAACCGCGTCCGGCCTGTTGGACCCTTCAGGCTTTCAGGAAACTCAGCATGTGCGCTTAGGACGTGATAGGCGGTTCTCTGACCGGTCGATGCCGCCGGGACGGATATCCCCTTGGAAATGCAGTCCCGAAGGCACTGAAGGATTCCTGAGCGTTCCTGGCGCTCCCGGTGGCGGCGCTCAAAGATGGATTCAGCGGCAACCGTTTCGCCCAAGAAAAGATGCGCGCCGTCGTCCCAGGCAAAACGGATGGTTTGATCCGGAATGCCGAGATTGGATTTTTGCAGGTCCAGCAGGAGAGAGCCGGTTTTCTCCGTGGCTTCGTCTGAGCGTTTGGACTCGGGATAGAGATACCAGCGGGCGCGGACGCTATTATGCCAACCTGTGGTGCCCGAATAGCCTTCGGATGTGGTTTCCGTGCTGCCGGCGGTCGCGCGGTTAACGTGGCCGATCAGCACGACTGCGCCGGAGTAGGGGTCAATCAGGCTGATTAATTGATTCACGAAACGTTTTACATCGTTGCGCGCGCTCTCCCCGCCGCCGAAAGTATCGGAAATGCCATCGACAAATAACACCTGCCGTTCCGTTGATTTAAAGCGATGCGCCAATTCCGCGAATGCTGGCGTGTAGGTATAATCGGATTGCGGCTGTAGCTGCCAAAGCACGGTTTCCTTGCCTACGAGGTCGATGATGTCCAGCCAGCCGCGCAAAGCCGCCATATCAACGTCCAGGTGCTTGCAGATGCGATATAGACGCCAGTGCAAAACGCTCTCGCGGTCCTCGCATGACATGTACATAACGCGGCAGCGTCGGACAGGCAGCCCAAAGAACGGGATTCCGAGCGCCATGCAAACGGAAAGATGCAAGGCAATACCGGACTTGCCGACGCCGCCATGCCCGGAAAATAGCGTGGCATAGCCAACCGGCAGCCAGTCAGGAATAATGAACTTCGGCGGCTCTGGTTCGCGCTCTGAAAGGGCTTCAAGGTCAATAGGATCAGGCCATAGGCGCTCGATAGCAACGCCCGTACCCGTAGGAGGCGACACCCCATCATCCTCCGGCCAGCGTCCCACTGGCGGTTCTTCTTGGGCGAAGGTCATTTAATAAACGCCAGCCAATGCGTCTTGCTCGCCTTACCGGATGGATGCCCAAATAAAGCAGGGTGGCCAGCGAGTTCTATAATCTCGCGCACTTTGATTTGATGCTCATTCCATTTGAATATTAGAGTTCCATTAGGCTCAAGCACGCGGAAGCATTCCTTAAAACCTTCGCGTAAATCATCCTGCCAAGTCGATAACAGGCGTCCATACTTTTTTGCCATCCAACTATTTCCGCCTAGCGATTTCATGTGCGGCGGATCGAAAACAATCATCTTGAAAGTCGCATCCGCGAATGGCATTGCACGAAAATCCATCTGAATCGTCGGATTGATGGAGAGCGCGCGACCGTCACATAGCACATGTTCTTCAACACGAATGTCGGCAAAAACAACATCAGGATTGGCGCGGTCAAACCAAAACATGCGCGAGCCGCAACAAGCGTCTAAAATTCGCATTACGCCTCCTTGCGTGGACTGCCGCGCTTCTTCCCGGACGGATACACAATAGCCGCATGGACGATCCAATCCCGCCCATGCCGAACGCCTGGAATCCGTTTCTCTTTCAGTAGTTGCCTGACTCGCTGTTCGGTCAGTTTAAGTTTTGTCGCCGTTTGGGATACAGTAAGCATCTGGGCAGCATAATTGCTTTTCGGCGCGTGCGCAAGGAAATGTTACGCGGCGCGGCAACAATGACATTATAATATTTTCAAAGGCCGTTGCGATAGCGCAAATACTTCTTGACATTCGCCAACCGGCGACGGATACTTATCGCACGCCGAACGTTTGGCGGATAACTAGGAGAGTCAAAATGAACGGAAAGCGCCGTCAACGTAAGCAAGCAAAGACCTTCGGCAACATCGCATCGGCTGTTGCTGCCACGACCACGCACATGCAGACTGCGCGTGGCATGAAGGAGCGCGGTGAAGGCGCTGAGGCCGTGAAATACCTCACGCAATGCGGGTGGCATCATGAAACCGCACACGGCTATCTGTATCCCGATCCACGCAATCGTTCGCTGCTTGCTTAACCCCCGCCGGATACTAGCGGTACTGAAGCGCAACTAGAGGGAAAAAATGAATATCACGCCGCAACGCATGACCAATGAATCGCAGGAAGAATACCGCGCACGTCGCGCTTCCGAGAATGAAGCCGTGAAGTTGTATTTGTACGGCCCGAAAGTTTCTGCGTGTGATCTGCTCGGTAGATTCTTTATGGTGCGCCGCAAGCCTTTGTCTACGCGGCCATCCCGTCGCTCCCATCCGCGTATGGGAAAAGCCGCGCTGAAAGAACTAAAGCGCGCTCGGCACACTAACCACCCCGCCTCCTGAGCGGCGGTAAATAGGAGAGAGGGATGCAATGACGGAAGTTACGCATATCGTTACGCTTTATCGCGCCACGATGAACAGCGCAGGTGTACGACCTGAGCAATACGAAGTCCAGGGTGACGACATTCTGCGTCAAGTAGACTCGGGAGGAAGGTATTGCCCTCCTGCCAAACTTTCCGAAATCGGCCCCAACGGCAATGACTGGCGTACGCGAGGACTTTTTGCTAAACGCGCGGATGCTATTGCCGCATACCGTGCGGTCGAACAACAACGCCTCACCCTTGCGCAAACACAATTGCAGGAGTGGACGGTATGATCTGGCGCTTGGAGACTAACCCGTCCCTCTGGCGCGGTTGAGGGAGCGAGAGATGACGAATTGGGAAGAATACGAAACCGGACCATTTTGCCGTCACTGGTCATCGCCTAGTGTCTGCGAAGAAAAATGCGCTGCGTGTGGTCACGCATGCACAGATCATGACGTTGATACTAGCGAATGCATGGAAGACCATTGCGATTGCAAACAATGGCAAGAGTCGGACTAACAACATTCACCCCGCACTGACTGGAGAGAAAATGGCGAAGTTGAAAAGTGAACCGCGTGCAGCCATGCGCGCGAAATTGTTTAAAAAACAGAAAGGACGGTGTGCGTATTGCGATCAACAGTTTCCGCTGGCATCACTAACGCTTGATCATTACTTGCCTGCAAGTGCTGGCGGCATGAACACCGAAAGCAACTTGCGACTTTCTTGCTCGCCTTGCAATGGTGAGAAACGGGATATGCTGCCTTACGATTGGATCCTGCATCAGGCCGCAAAACTTACGAACCAACCGCGAGACTAGGAGGGGCGATGAACGAAATAAGCTAGTAAGCCCGATCAAGTTCCGAAATCAGGCGTCCGATCCGCTCCTTAGCGCCGGACGCTTTTTCTTTGTTGATGCTCAGTGGTTCGCGGCCTTTGGAAATGTCGCTGAAAAGCACATAGGCGAGCCGAAGATCGCGGTCCAGGGCTTCCAATACGTCGCGGCTGGCGAAGGGCTTGCGAATGGGCGAGCGGCCTTTTATAAGCGATTCTCTCGGCGGGAACAGTTCGGCTAAGTCAATCCCTATGACGTCCGCAATCGCGCCCGCTCCACCCTCGCACGCGAAACAGTGAATCAACACGGTGCCGTCCGGCTCCTCTCGGATCGTCAGGGAAGTAGGATTTTTTCCATTGTGCAGTGGGCAGCAGGCACGCCACTTGCCTTTGCCGTTTGGACGGACGCGTTCCAAGCGGGATAATAGGGCTTCGACGGTCATGTACGACGCCTCCGGTAATTAGGGTCGGTTCTAATCTTAATCAAAAACACATGCGCCTTTTTCGCGCATTCCGGCCCGCAATACTTCTTCGGCCTGCCAATGCGATTCGGCGGCGGTAAAGGGCCGTTGCACCATGAACAGGTCGTGTAGGGCATGGGGAATGATTTTGTCATGATTCCAATATTTCGCGAACTTGTTCAACATTCGTTGCAAATCCACCGATGCCGCCAGAATCTTTCACAATCTGGATATAGGCGCGCTGGCAATACTCCCGCTCAGTCCGCACGCCACGCCAGCCCGGAGCCTTAAATTCAATCACGCACAATTTCCCAGGCTTTTTGATGCACTGCGTATCAACCACACGCGGGTAAATGTGCTTTTCTAGCTCCTCGCACCAAACGCGCTCATAAACCGTGTTCATGCGGATGAAACGACCTTCTTCTGCCATCGTTCCCGAGTTAAACCGAACGATCAGGCTAATGTCAGGGCGCGACCTCAAGTAGGCTATGCCAGCGTCTTGCGCCTCGCCTTCCGGTCTGCCATTTGGCTTTGTCCGCTTGGCATGAATTCGGTCTATATCGACGCCAGGAGCCTCCGCAAGCGCCCGCGCATCGTCGGATAGGGGTTTGGGTGCAGCGGCTGCCAGGAACGCCATGGAGGCGGCATTGGCGCGTTTTTGGGCGGATAGAGATAGGCGACCGCGTTTCATCACCGCATCCCTTTCACCGCCCCATAGGCGGCGAGAAAAATGCACAGCGCCACGAGGGCGCGCCATATCAAGACGCGGTTCATGGCTTCACCCGCTTGAATTCGACCACCCAGACCCAAGGGTTGGCATCCCATGCGCCGGCGCCGTTGATCTGGTTCCATAGCTGCGCGTATGCTTGCCGGAAACTGCCGGCCTTATAAGGCGTCATCTGGCCAGGTGGGGGCGTGATGTATGGTGCGACAACCCCTTCGGCAATCGCATCCGCCTCGCTGATGTCCTGCAAGCGCTCCACGCGCACGCCGGTGATTTCAAGCTCAAGGCGGCAGGCCCAGCGCGGCATGAAAATCGACGGCTTCCATTTGAAGCCAGGCGGCATGGTTCGCGTCTCCGTCGCCCGATAAAGCGCGCCCTCGGGATCGTCTGGCGAGTCCTCGCGCCATGTCTCGCGCACCCACAGGCGATCGCCGGGCTTGCCGTAGGAGCAGCGAATCGCATACCAGTCATAAATCGGATCTTCGCCCCTGAAAGGCCAGCGTCTCAGTTGCTTGACAGGCTGTCCAACCGTGTGCTCCTCTGACCACCGAAATATTCCAAGCCCGTCGCCAGTATTCATGTTGGACATTTCCTGGGCAAAGGTCGCCCACTCCGGCGGCAAGTTTTTGCCATCTTTGGCGATGCGCCTCGTCTGCGTCTTGCTGCCGTCCAAGCAGGCGCGCACCATCGGCGCTAACATGAGGATTGGGCGTTCAGCCATTGCCGCTCTCCTTCAGGGCGCGAGAGGTTGCCTCCTGTTCAGCCTTATCCCGATCAGCAGGCCACAGGGTTGCGCCGGTCTTTTGCCATTCCCACCACTTCACGCCTTCAACAAACGCTTTGACGAAAGCATCCCTGAGCCATTGGGAGGGATCGGCGGAGAGGGCGGCACGAAGTGCAGGAAGAATGACACTTTGTCCGCGTGAGCCGATTTGATTGCCGACACGCGGGGTTAGGTATTCTTCAGCGAGCTTGAGCGCCCCCTCCAACTGCGCCACCCTCTCAGCTAGGCGGGCGGAGGATTGTTCGGAGGCGATGGCGCGCTTCTCCTGCCGAAATGCGGCCAAAGTGATTTCTACGCATGCATCGGATTCCGCGCGCAATTCGCCCCAAACTTCAATGGCGCGATCTGCAAAAATACCTTGTGCATCGCCGATGTCGAAACCTCGATCAAGCGCCTCCTTAAAAGCTTTCGCCGCCTGATCGGCTTTGCCATATTTCGTCTCGTTCTGGGCTGTCATGTCCAAAGTCCTTTCAGAAGATGCTTCGGCGTGGTGCCAAGTGCCCGCGCCAATTCCTCAATCTTGTGAAGCATGAATCGCTGCCGCCCCGCCTCGAAATTGACAAGGCTCGTGCGCGTCATGTTCAAGCGCTTGGCAATCTCTCCCTGTGTCAGTCCGAGCGTTGACCGGATATAGGCGCAGCGCGTGCCGATGGCCCCGTAGATTGGCTCAATTGGTACGCTATTTTTATCCGCTTCGCTCATTCCGCACCCCCATCGCTCTTAGTGGGGGAGGCGGGGAGAGACGCGGCAAAGGCATCCCGCGAACCCCAATCGCCGGCC